TCCGGTTCTGGTGAAGCCGACTTCAAATGTATCTTCTAAAATTTTCATCAGAGTTTGTGGGTGGAAACCTCCCCCTTTAGGGGGACTTTTCGGGTTGTTGTTTTGGTGTTTGACATAAGTTAGACAAGATGTATTGTTGCCTTGTGAAAGTGCGCTACACATTCCGATGCTACCCGACAGACCGCCAAGCGCGGCAACTGGCGCGTGAGTTCGGCTGTGCGCGTCACGTCTATAACTTCGCCTTGCGACTCCGCACGGACAGCTTCAAGGACGGCAAGCCGGTCAATTACAACGCCAGCAGCGCGGCATTGACCAAGCATCGCGCTGACCCGGAGTTTGCTTGGCTGCGTGAATCGTCCAGCGTGCCGCAACAGCAATCTCTCCGGCATCTGCAAACGGCTTTCTCCAATTTCTTCGCCAAACGGACAAGCTACCCAGCATTCGCCAGCAAGCACGGGAAGCAATCTGCTGAATACACGGTCAATGGTTTCAAATGGGATGCGAATAATCGCAAACTCACAATTTCCAAAGTCGGTCGGCTTCACGTCAAGTGGAGTCGCGGTTTCACGAGTGAGCCAACTACCTGCACGATAACAAAGGGCAGGGACGGACGCTACTTCGTGAGTCTTTGTCTGGACGAGCCAGCCAAAGCCGCGCTCCCCAAGACTGGAAGCATGGTCGGGATTGACTTGGGAATCAGTCGGCTCGCAACCTTGAGTTCTGGCGAGCGGATTGCAAATCCACGCTACACTGCCCGCCACGCCGCAAGGCTGGCGCGATTGCAAAGGGTTCTCGCCCGTCGCGTCAAGGGCAGTGGCCGCTGGAACCATCAACGGTTGAAAGTGGCTCGTTTGCACGCCAAGATCGCTAACTGCCGGAAGGACACACTGGATAAGCTCACCACAGATTTGGTGCGCCGGTTCGACGTGTTGGCGATTGAGGACTTGAACGTGCGCGGCATGGTGAAGAATCACAAGCTCGCAAAGCATATCAGTTGCGCCAGCTTTGGACAGTTCCGGCAAATGCTGACTTACAAGTGCGCTTGGTATGGCCGCGAGTTGCGGGTGGCGGACAGGTTCTTTCCAAGTAGCAAGCGGTGTAATTCCTGTGGACACATCCACGCCAGCCTTGGATTGGAAACCAGAGAGTTCAAATGCGAAAACTGCGGCGAGCATTTGGACAGAGATCAGAACGCTGCTAAAAACATCCTGAATTTTGCGGTTGGACAAACCGTTAAAGGACGTGGAGAGATTACAAGTCCAAAGCGGGCTACGGCCCGCCGAGGCAAATCTCTGCGAAGCGTCAAACAACTTGGCTCTGCGAATGTTTAGCATTTGTATTCCTAGAATCCCCGCGCCTTTAGGCCGGGGAGTATGTCAACGTTTCCCTTTTTGTTTAAGTGCAGGATAAATAATAATTGTCACTCGCTCGTCTTGCAATGCCTTCAAAGTGGAATGACGGACTTTGATTGCGAGTATGGCGTGTCCGTCAAAATCAACTGGAGCGTCAGGACAAAAGGAGGCGGCTTGCCCCTCGACTCGGATAACGCCAGTCGCTGAAATTGATTGAACGAACTTGCTCATTTGAATTGATAGTTTCTTCGGTTCAGTCGGTTGCACACAGAAACCCCAAGGATTTCTGATGCTTTGAATCCTCGTTTTTCTCGGCAAGATCACGCCGCAGGTTTTTGATGTCGGTTGCGAGTTGGCCGCACCTCGTCACTTCGCGGCCAAGATTTGAGTGGGCGAGCGCGTAGTTCGCGGATTTTTCTATCAGTTCGCGCTCAAGTTCGCGGGCGTGCCGTGCAGGCACATATCCCGCGCCGCCGATGGCGCGAAGATTTTCTTCGGCCAGATCGGTTCGTGGTGTTTCAGTCACTTCATTGTGCCGGATTGCCCTGAACACTTCTTCGCGGATGATGGCTTCCCATGCTGGCCTGATTTCATTTTGCATCGTGTGGTCATTTATTATGCTCCACACTTCGCCAAGTTGTCCACGTTGGCGGATGTCGCGTGATATGCGCTGAAACGCTTGCATTTCTACCGTGAAGTCTTGTTCAAGACTTATGGCATTTCGACGGTCTTTATCTTGCCGAAGTTCCTTGCAGAGGTTTGCCAGCGGGATATTCCCGCGTGTCTCCGGGAATTGATACGTCAGATATTCCCAAAGCCCTTCCACTGTCGGTCTTGATCTGTAGTCATTTTCACTCATGGTTTTATTTTGGTTGATTTCAATTCGCCGTCTAATCCTTGTTACACGGCTTCAAGTTCGAGCGCTTCTTTATCCACGCGGTCTGCGGTGTCGCGCAGGCGTTGAGCGTATTTTCGCTTGAGTTCTGATTGTGTGTGACCGTGCATTTCCGCCAGCGCAGCTTCAAGCGTCAGCGCGTGGCCTGACTCGCACGAGTCGCGCGTCGGATAGACATACCACCATGCGTGCGGGTCGCCCCAGCTGGCCTCTTTTATTTCCATCCGCAGTTCGAGGCGCTCATTTCGGCCTTCGTTTGCGTCGCGGAATCGCATCCAGATTTGTTCAGCGATGGCTTGCGCGGATTTGAGTGTCGCGGATTCCTCCGCAGTTATTTCGATTTTGTTCAGCTTCGGTTTCATATTCTTGCTTTTCGTTTTACTCGCGGTTCATCGGTGTCATACCACAGGTGAGCATGACCGGCCATGCAGTCGTTGTATTCGTCTATGGCCATCTCGTGCTCGATTTGTTCCTGTCGCGTCCGGCTGGCGTGCTTTGCTCGCGTGCAGATCGGGTCGCAGGTGTTTGTCTTGGGGTTTTGATTGCGGACTTTTGCTCCACATATCACACAAAGCCGTCTAACAAATCGCTGGACACGAATGGCTAGTGTCCCGGCAGTTTGTTTGCTGGTTTTGCGCTCGGCCTTTTGATTGGCCTCGCTGTCTGGATTTTCTCGATACGACTTCATATTCTTGTCTTTCGGACGAGCCGTTTGCATTTTCAAGTCTCTCGGCACACGCCCCGACCGGGGGAAGCCTCTAGCTGTATCGCCAGCATGACTTACAGTTGTGAAACAGTGGTAAAAAGAACCGTTCCACTTTTTAAGCCTCCCGGTTTGGCTATCCAGAGGCCATGTTTGTCCAGCCGTGGACATGCTATTAAGTCCAGAGCCAGCGCGGTCAAACCCTTGTGAAATTACACCGCACACCTTGCGGAGTGCGGCGGGACGGCAGTCGTTTGCACAAACACCCAACGGTACGCCGGGCAAGGTTTTGAGCCTTGAGGGAAACAACTGCCTAATCTGGCATCTCGTTTGTGCATTTTTACTGCCGACCCTTCCACGGGTCTGACGAGATAAATTTTGCACACTGTTCATGGCTTGTCAACCCTCTTTTCAAACTTCTCCACCACCCGCGCAAACCCCTCCTTGTCAGCCGGTGACAGCGCATAAAGCTCGTCCAGCATCAGCCGTGACCGCAGATTGGCGCAGGCCAGTTGACGGCAGGCCGCACGCAGTTCGCGCAGGGCTGCGGCTGTTTTGGGGAAGGGGGGCATCATATAATCTTTGGCGAGTGTCCCCTGACGGCAGGTAACGCTCAAAATGGTTGATTTTATTGGGTTTTAACATGGTCAAAAAAGTTGAAAATAGTTGTTGACGAATATACGTTAAGCGTATAACGTATGGTCAGACAGTGAGAGTTAAACCAACTCACTAAAAAATGAAATTGGAGAAAAATATGAGCCTTGCAAAAACGACAATAGACGGCAAAGAGGTCAGTTACAACACCGACACCCACCTTGTTGAGACGCGCAGGAGTCTGCCGTCCATACGCACAGCGCAGCGTCAGGCAGGGTGGCTTGTCAGTGAGGTGCGGCGCAGCGGTCAAGGGTGCTACATGTCCAGCAGGGCAGAGGTGCTGCGTCCGCTTTACCCGCGAGAGGTAAAGGCCAGAGCCGCACAACAGCAAGCGGACAAAGCCGCCGCCGATGCCAAAGCAGCCGAGTTTAACTCGTTTGCGCCAGCCGTCCAAGAGGCGCTGGTAAACGCTATATGTTTGCGTAAGGGCAAAGTTCGCGTGCCGGCTGAAGTTTTTACCAAACACACAGGCTTGACGTATGACGGCAAGTCTCCTTACGGCCCGCGCCTGGGAAAATTTTTGGTTAAGTTCGGCGTTGCGCCGGAAAAAGTCCGCGAAGTTATTGGCCGCCATGTCAGCGGTCTTAAACCTTGGTAAAAAGGTCACGGCGCACAGTTTGCTCTGTGCGCCGTGCGACTGCGAGAGCCTTGCAAGGCAGTCGTGGTCGGTGGCCGTAGCCAAAACAAAATATGAACTCTCAAGACTATAAAGTCCAGCGTAAACTTCGCGGCACACAAGCCGCCGTTGCCGCGCTGCTTGGCGTTCGCCAAGCCACGATTTCAGACCGCGAAAACGGCGGGGAAATAACAACCGAGGCATGGCTGGCGCTGTGCGCTCTGCCCAAAGCGCGAAAGGTTCGCCGTGTATAACTTCAAAGACTTTGACGCACAATTTCCTGACGACGCGGCTTGTCTGGACTTCATTTTCCGCGCCCGCTTTGCAAACCACGTTTGCGAGTGCGGGAAGTCCGGCGGGTTCCACCGGCTGACGAAGCGCCGGAAGTATTGTTGCGCTTGGTGTGGCGCACAAATCGCGCCGACAGCCGGAACGATTTTTCACAAGTCGGAGACGAGCCTCAAAAGTTGGTTCTTCGCCATTTTCCTTTTCGCCAAAAGCAAAAACGGAGTGGCGGCAAAAGAGTTGGCGCGGCAACTTGGCGTCACCTACAAGTGCGCCCACCGTATGGGACACAAAATCCGCGAACTCATGGCCGCTGACGGCAACCTGTTCGCGGGCGTCGTTGAAGCCGACGAAACCTATATCGGCGGTGTCCGCAAGGGGAAGCGCGGGCGCGGAGCGTTGGGGAAAACTGCCGTAGTCGGAATTATCGAGCGGCGCGGCGGCGTGTGCGCAAAGGTCATGGACAGGGTTACAACCGCCGACGCGATCAAACTTATTCGCCTCAACGTCAAGCCCGGCGCGACTGTCCACACCGACGAATTTCCGATTTACAACTACGTCGGAAAGCTTGGCTTCGGCCATGAAGTTGTGAACCACGGGCGCAAGGAATACGTTCGCGGGCGCGTCCACACGAACACCATTGACGGCTTTTGGTCGCAAGTGAAGCGTTCCCTCGACGGGACACACCACAGTGTCAGCCCGAAATACTTGCAGAGCTACGTCAACGAGTTTGCTTGGCGCTACTCGCACCGTTTCGACGGCGAACTTTTCGCTTCGCTGGTCGCAAAGACGGGTTCGACGCCAGCCAAAGCAGCCGGAAAAACTTCGATTTAACTTTTGCCATGTCATCACTTTTACCATGTTTCAAAAATCCTGTTTACCTGCCGTCAGGGGACACTCGCCAATCGTTTTACAAACCACTCCTTCGCCGCCTCCGTTATGTTCCCGTCTTTCCACTGAATGAGCAACTTGCCGAGGCCGTTGTCGTCTAAAACCAGAACGGGGCTGGCATCTTCATCGCTGCGCCACTTGCCCGAAAGTTTATGGCTTTGGGCGTCGTGGCGGGAGATGAGCATGGCAGCGTATTTTGTCATAGGTTGACTGCGGTTAGGAATTCTTGGAATAAATAGACGCAAGCCCACTTGTGGCCCAGTGCGAGCAAACAATGCCGAGCTACATTCTGTTCCTTTGTCAGCTTTGCGCCCTTGCGTTTTACCTCAATCCAGAATGTTCTCCCATCCGGCGAAGCGCATATAAAATCTGGAACGCCTTTTAGTTGGGTCGTCCTGCAATCCATCCGACTGTGAACAAAATACCAGCGGCGGCGGATAAGCTCGGCAATGATTTTGTCATGCAGGTCTGATTCCTTACGAAAAGACGGCATTTCGTTTTCGCTACACTTCGGCGCAACCCTCGCCTCCATCTCCCTGAACTGTTCGGGCGTAATCATTAGCGTCGGTTCATTTCCATGCGCTTACGTGCCTTCGCCGCAACAGCGTTTGCGGAATGTCTTTTTGTCCAACGCATTACGTTTCCTTAGTCTTGTTTGGTGCGGCCTAATACATTGTTCGGCTGCTTTTCTTCTTCCGCTCGACGCCGCAGTAAAACATCGTGGAGATCATCACATCCGCCGCTTGTGTGGTCACCCCATACTCCACACCACGCGCACCATTTCTTTTCGGGCTGGTCTTGCGCTCCACCGTTGCCGCCAGCAGCCGAACCGCGCGCTGGAGAACAATCGGCACTACGCCTTGGGCCGGAGAGCACATGTTCTACTTCGGGAATTGTAATGTTGTCGCACATATTTTTCCTTTCGACCGTGCCGATGTCTCAGCTTGGTCGTTCGGCGGCACTAGCTGCACGTCACTTTCGACCTCGTTGCCGAAGGCGTGCCAGCCGTTTTCACGTTTGCGGCAGAACAGCTCGATCCTCGGGACGTCGCCGAGCAGTTCCACGATTTTGTCTTTGATCACGATTGGCTTTTCAGAGTGTCGCGTCAGCGGCTCGAAACAGAGTTGCGAGACGGCGTTTCCGACGCGCTTGGGTTTGCCGCGTGTTGCGAGCAGGCACACTTCCGAGTTGCCACGAGTCCAGCGCCCAAGCCCAAAGAAGAAGCCCGCATCGGATTTGTTTTTCTTCACCCACAGAAAGCCGATTGATTTGTATTTGAAGCCCCACGCCTCGATGACTTGCAGAGCTTCCGGCAGTAGCGGCCACGTCGCCCACATGAGAAGCACCGCGTCGTCAGCGGAGATTGACGCCACCGGCAGTGCTTTGATGTCCGCGAGGCTCATCGTGTTGTAGTGGCCTTCTGCGTTGCCATTGCACCCGGCGTCTTGGTAGCGCCAAGGCGGGTCGGCGTAGATCACTTGGTAATTCGACCGTGCCGCCGAACAACCGGATGGAGCAGAACCCGGCGGAGCGTCAGCAGTTAGAGAGTCAGTTTGCATATTGTTAGTCGTGGGTGGCAGCGCCGGGTCGCTCATCCGGAGCGTTCGGTGTTCACTGGCTCTTGCCATTCGGCTGTGCGTTTGTGACATCGCGGGCATTGCGCGGGCGATTCGGCTTCATCACCAAGGATTACGATGCGCTGGCAATGTTGACAAAACCAAAAGCCTGCGCTTGCCAACGCGGTCAGCGAATATTCTGTTTTCTCTTTAGTCAACATAGGTTTTGGGAACGTCCTCAGCCGATATTTTGGACGAAAAGACGCGGGCATATTCCGGCTCGTATTGGAGTTCGTAATTCTTTTTCCGAATGCGCCGCCCTTTGACAACCTTCATTAAAATATTTGTCTGTTCGTCGTTTGGTTCAAGGATTATCACATTGTGGGCTTCGTGTGCAACAACACGGGATTCGCGCAGCTTGCCCTCGTCGTTCAGTTGCGACAGGACGATAAACGGCAGCTTGGTTTGCTTTGCTAGGATTCGCAGCCCGCGCGCAATCTCAGCAACCTGCTGTTCGCGTGGCAGCATTGCATTGTCTGGGGTGATTATCTGGACATAATCCACGACCACAAGGCCAATTTTCTTTTCAAGTTTAAGTGCCTTCACGCGGTCTGATATTGAACTGACCGTCATGGACGCATCATCAAAAATCCACAACGGCAATTTGCAAAGCAAGCTGGATTGTGCTGCGATTTTCTCGACATCGCCGGTTTGAAAATAGCCGGTGTTGAAACAATTACGATTAACGCGGCAGTTATTTGAAATAAGCAGGTCAATGATTTCTTCCCTGTCCATTTCAAGCGTGAACAGCGCAACGCCGTGGCCGTTAGACAATGCGCCGTTTAGAAAATTCAAGGCCACCGTGCTATTGTGCGTCACAATAAAATTATCCGTAACATATAGGCCGTCTTTTGCCTCGACCGTTATGCACTGACAAAATTCTTTTCCGTCAGGCACTATACTGACAACAAGCCGAGAGCGGCGTGTTTGTGCCCGCCTCCATTTCTTTAGATTTTTTTTGCTGCTGATAGGGATTAGATCATTTGGAAATGTTACGCTGACTCGATATGCCAGATTGCCTAAAACTTTCTTTCCTTTATATTCACAAGTTGGCTGCTTCTCTTTTACCCACGCCATTCCGCCAAGAGAAAAAACAATCCACTTTATCCCGATTGCCAATTGCTTGGAACAAGTAACATAATCAATCCTGCGATGAAAGGCCACATGGCCATCTGTGTCGAATAGTCCGCGAAGAAGTTCAAGCCTTTCCTCTGGCGAAGCATAAAGATAGCTGTCCGGTATGAACTTTGTGCTGCTTCCTGTGTTGTTCAAACCAAGCCGTCCGATTGCTTTTGCGGTTTCGCAAGGCTCATTATTTCTAATGCGACGGCTAATCCCATAGGTTATGCGATTAGAAACCTTTTGCACCTTATCTTTGGGCGAGATGAGTCTTGAAAGCTTTTCAACCACGTCTGTTTCTTCATTTGTAAATTTCACCCCTCCCTTTTTTAGCGATCCATCTCCCAACAGTGCTCCAAGAACCCAAGGGTGAATTTCACATTCACCACGAGGCGAGAACAAAACAGGGCCAACAAGCGGTATTGCGTGGTTAAGCCGAAACGATTTTCTTTTAAGTTGAACCAACTTTAAAATTTCCGATGTTGTCTTTACTGTGGGAAAACGATGGTTTTTTCGCTCAGTTAGCGAACTTGTCAACCAAAGATGGTCGGCTGTGCAGCGCGTCTCCCCGCCGTCGCTAAACTTAATTTTGAAAACTTCTTTTTCCCCTTGAGGATGAATGGCAACCACCCTTGTTTTCTCCCCGCTTGAACCAATGACAAAATCGCCCGTGCGGATGTCTCCCATTTTCACAAATCCGTTAGGAGTTAAAACCATAACTTCTAGTGGCTGTGCCTTTCCCTGATTCGTTCCGGCAGCGATGACGGTCACTTGCCCGGGCTTAAATCCGCCCGTGTCAAAATCAAATTCCCCAAAACCGATTTGAACGCCCAGCTTTCCCCGATTGTTGAAAAGTTCCTCGTAACGCGGGATGGATTCCAGAATCAGGCGGCGCATTGGCCGATCTTCGTTTATCGGGATTGAGATTCTGTTTTGGAGTTGTTCAATGTCGGCACCGGTCAGGGCTGGCACGGCAGAGTTTAGATAAAGCAACCGCTGCATTCCATCTCCGACCGCTCTGATTGTGCGGTGTGCGCCGGGAAGCCGGGACAAACGCGACGGGTTTTTGTTTGCTTGGTCAATCCCGAACGGTTCAAGAATATCCAAAACCGTCTTTGCGGTTGCGCGGTATTTTTCTTCCGTCTCGCAATCCACTAGAAGCCAAGCATGAGCCGACTTTCCGCCTGACATCAGAATTGCCGCAATAGGAAGTTTCAGTCTTTGAAACAATGCAAGCTGCGTTTCTATGCAAACCGCATCTGATTCCAACAGGACAAATCGCCAGCCGGTTACATCAGCGTCGGTTATCGCCCCCTCAAAACCGCTTCCGTCTTTGGTTGGATTCATTCGCAGCCATGCTCCGGCTTCGGATTTTGGAACGCCATTCTTTTTGAAATACTCAATCCAGTTGTCCCGCGTGTCGGTTTTCCCTTCGCCGGATGGGTTAGCTTTTCCGTCTTTGGCCAGCGTGAACTTGCAAACGATGTTCAGCTTGTCGGTTGGCTGGTAAAGTTGCTCGAAAAATAAAATTGTTTCCTCTGCCGGTGTTCCCTTGAAAATTATCGGGCTGGTTTCGATAACCTGTTCCGGTGACAGCTTTGCGTCACCCATCCACCAAGCGCAAATCTGTTCTGGTGTTTTCTTTGGTGTGCTTGCCTTGGGCGGTTCAAATTTAATTGGCATCCTGCCCGTGGGTGGTGTTGCCCGTTCGTGACACCATCGAATCACGCTTTGGATTTCGGTCAGGCTGGCTTCGGGGAATTTTTGAATCAATGTCTGTTCAACTGCGGTTACGGGCAATCCTGAACCAAGCAGGGGCAGGGCGATTTTTATTTTTGCTTCATGGCGCGTTCCTTCTGGATGAGCCGCCTGAAGTTCGGCGCGGGTTTTCGGAGGTATAAAAATCTCACTCATGGCCTACATCCCCTTGAGGATTAAATTCATATAATATTCAAGTTTGGGACTGGCTTGAAGTTTCTGGCGCGGTCAACTTCGCCGTTCCAGTTATTGAGCAAAGTTATTAAGTCCCTGCGTCGAATATCTTTTTCAATCGGAATCACGGCCTTGTAATATTTTTCGACAACCTTTATGTCCTCCTCATTTATGGGCGTCAGTTTCTTCCAAGCCTTTAATTCGGCATCGTCAAACATTCTACCAGAACGCCTATTGTGAAAAGTTCCCAATCTGATTTGTTCAGGAGCCATTGCTGGCGGGTTTGTTTTTGTGACTATGGCTGGAATAAGAATGCCCAAATCACGGTTCCCTGTTCCTTTCCCTTCCCTTCCCTTCCCTTCCAGCAGCGATTGCTCGACGATTGCTCGACGATTGCTCGACGAAGCATCGTCGAAAGTGACGTTTTCCTTTATTATTGAGAGTTTTGGGCGGTCAATTCGTTGGTGGATTTTGAAGTTAACCACCTCTCCAACCTCCCGCCCGTCATCAGACCTTTTCCCAAGCCTAATATACCCCACGCCCGACAAGTCGTCGAGCCATCGCCGAATCGTCGTCGAATCCTCTACGAACGGAAAAACAGCCGCGCGAATCAGAACGGGATTGGCCCAAAAAAACCCCTCATCATCTGCAAAGTTCAACAAGCCGATAGCAAGCAACTTGGATTTGTCAGAAAGTGGAGCAACAGTTTCGCTCGACCAAAATTCGGGCTTTATAGTTCGGATTCTCACTTTGACCCTTTCTCAGTCAGGAATTTGACGTATTGGGATTCCAGCCACTTTAAAAAGCGTGCTGAGTCCATCTGTTCTCGGCATCGGATATTGTCTAAAATTTCCCAAGATTTTTCAGTGACGATAAGAGCAGTTTCCCATTCTCCCAGTTCGGCCTCCGAAATATTCCGTTCATGTTCATGGCATTTATTGCAAAGCGTCACAAGCGCAACGTCTGGATAATTCCAAACACTACGCCCACCAACATAGTAGCGGTGATGAACATTCAGCGTTGCGGTTTCGTCTTTGCAATTTTGGCAGGTAAAACTGTCTCTCTGAAAGATTTCTAGCCGCCTCTTTTGCCAACGCGGATCAACAAGTTTTTCGGAGTAAGTCTTATTGGCCATAATTCAAAACCTCAGTTCCGTTGCCGACGGGGACGGTGACACTTCGCAGCGGCCTTGCGGCACTTTGGAGGGCGTCGAGAACGCCAGCAACGGAGATGAATTTTTGATTGTCATTTTCTGCGTTTTCGGTCGGGTGTCACGCCGCCGGTTCTCTTACGAACACCCCAACCCTAACGAATGCGGCGGGGAGAGTCAACACACATGTTTTGCTATGTGCAGGACAATAAACGGTTGGTTGGACATGCCAGGTCTAACCAGATATTGCTTTTGAACAGGACAAGAAATGTAACAAGATTTATTTTGACAATTTAGCTAACGTCTGAGAAGCTGCTTACAGAATGAAATTGCCAACTAGAAACACAACGCAAATCAGCCACGCCGAAGCGGGCGAGTTAATCCGAAAGTTCCGCAAATGCCGCAAGGTGTCGCTGCGCTCGCTGGCAACCGCGCTTGACATATCCGCTCCGTTCTTGTCTGACTTGGAACGCGGGCGACGAAATTGGACAAGCGAACGGTTTATCGCAACCGAAGCCAAAATTCGCCAACTTTCCCCAATAAAATGAACATCTCTTATTTGAAATATTCATCCTGGCCAGCCGTTAAACTTGACCGGGTTACTTTGTCGTCCCGGTTGGCGGGGAGGTTACTAACCTGCCATTAAAATTTATGAAAATCAAAATTGTCTCACGCTGGAATAGTGAAACGGTTATTTTTGAAACCGACGCGGAAAACATCGGCGCGGCTGTTGAGGCGGCTATCGCTGCGAAAATTAACCTGTCAGACGCATACCTGTCAGGCGCAGACCTGTCAGGCGCATACCTGTCAGGCGCAGACCTGTCACGCGCAAACCTGTCAGACGCATACCTGTCAGGCGCAAACCTGTCAGGCGCAGACCTGTCAGGCGCATACCTGTCAGGCGCAGACCTGTCACGCGCAAACCTGTCAGACGCATACCTGTCAGGCGCAAACCTGTCAGGCGCAAACCTGTCAGGCGCAAACCTGTCAGGCGCAGACCTGTCAGACGCATACCTGTCAGGCGCAAACCTGTCACGCGCAAACCTGTCAGGCGCAGACCTGTCAGGCGCAAACCTGTCAGGCGCAAACCTGTCAGGCGCAAACCTGTCAGGCGCAGACCTGTCAGGCGCATACCTGTCAGGCGCAGACCTGTCAGGCGCATACCTGTCACGCGCAAACCTGTCAGGCGCAGACCTGAAAAAATTGTTGAATCAAAGAACCATCCTGCCGGAAGGTGATTTAATCGGCTGGAAAAAGTTGCAAAACGGGGTGCTTTGCAAACTGCAAATCCCGGCCAAAGCAAAACGTGTTGGCGGGTTAATTGGCCGCAAGTGCCGCGCTGAATTCGCCATCGTGCTTGAGGGTGAGGGAAACGGATTGCATAATGGACACATCTACAAAGTCGGCGAAACCGTCAAGCCGGACAAATACGACCCAAACCCGATGCTGGAATGCTCCAACGGCATCCACTTTTTCATCACCAAACAAGAGGCGCAAGCCTACGAATGAATTTATGAACGCCGAAATATTGAAACCATTCTTTGAACAGGTCTTGGCCCGCTTTAACGGGGATTATCCCGTCAAGGTTGGCATTAAACTAGAACAGGAATTTTATCCCACATTGGAACCGGCCAAGCGCATTGAGGAAGTCAGATGGTCTTGTGGGGTTTGGGTGGACAACAACTGGTATCACGGCGCGACCCTCGAAGAAGCCTTTGAAACCGCCAAGAAAGAATTCAAACCCAAAGACCCCGCCCGTATTGCCGCCGCAGCAGCGTTGCGAAAACAGGCCGAAGCAATCGAAAACGGCGAGTCCGAAATATCTTCCGCGCCGGAGCGCAAATTGCATGCTCCCACCGAAATCGGTTTGTCGGAATGCAGCGATACGGCGCGGGATTGAATTTATGAAAAACAACACGCAGGAACAAAACTAACCAAACACAAACCATGAACATAAACGAAGCATTCCCAAGTGATTACCTCAAGGCATCTGACCTTGGTAACAAACTAGTGACAGTCGAAATCGAAACGGTTGAGCTTGTTGATGTCGGCCAGGGCCGCGACAAGGAGCAAAAAATCCTGATTCGGTTTACCGGAAAGCAGAAGGGTCTAATCTGCAACAAAACCAACGCCGGAACAATCACCAAACTGTACGGCCCCGAAACAGATGGCTGGATTGGCCAGAAAGTCACGCTGCAAGCCCGCGAGGTTGAGTTTGCCGGCGAGATGGTCTGGGCCATCCGGGTCAGTCTGCAAAAGCCCGCTGCGGCAGCACCAGCCCCGGCCCCGGCGCATGGGATTATGGGCAAGCCCGCAACCAAACCGGCGCCAGAGCCGGTCGTCGAAGCGGGAGGCGACGATCAGTTCCCTTTTGACGTTCCAATCCCATGATGGAAGATTTTTGAAACGCGGTGAAATAGTTCACCACAAAGACGGAAATTGCAGCAACGACAACATTGAAAACCTAGAAATTATGACACAATCAAAACACGCAAAAATTCACAATAAAACAGGGAGGTTCGCATGAAGCGTCTTTTCTGGGATGTTGAGACAGAAGCCCTGCCCGAAGCCGACCTTGCCAAGCTCATGCCGGAATTTACGGCAGGCGCAAACCTGAAAGACCCGGCCAAGATTGCAGCCGCCATTGCTGACAAGAAACAGGACTGGCTGGACGGCGCGGCATTGAAGGCCATAACTGGCAAGATTGTCGCCGTGACCGCAGCCGCCGATGACAATGAGCCGTTAATGCGCACCATTGGCGACCATCCGATTGTGGACGAAAAGGAACTGATTATCCAAACAGTGAACACATTGTTGAATACCGTTGGCGAAGGCGGTAACGCCTACGCTTGGAACGGCCACGGATTTGACCTGCCGTTTCTATGCCAGCGCGCGGCGGTTCACAACATCCCGGCCTTTAGCCAACTCACGGTCAATGTCCGGGGACGGTTTTACTGGAACGAAGCCTTCATTGACCCTAAACTGGTTTGGTCAAATTATTCACCCGACCATACCGGGACTAGCCTTAAATCGGTTGCGCTCGCGCTTGGTGTTGGCGAGAAGATTGGCAGCGGAAAGGACTTTGCCGCGCTGCTCAAAACCAATCCTGACGAAGCCAAGAGATATGCACTGGCCGATATTACGCTCATGCGTGACATTGTGAACAGGATGGGAATATGAACCACCCCGCCCCGACGCCAGCCGATGAAAATGAAGGAATTACACCGTGACCAACAAAAATGAATCCAAAACGATTGAACGTGCTGGGACGCCGGCTGTTGCGGTGCAGCGCGGTGTTAGATGGCTGGCCGCACTCGTGGACAGCCAACCTGACTGGCTAAAGGCCGCTCTGTTAATAGTGATAATGATACGCGGTGCGTTTCTAATGGTGGAAATGTTCATCGGCCTCATGTGGCTCATCGTCTATCTCGCCGTGAAAGCCATCTAACGCGGAGCTATCCCGCGCCGGCGCAAATCCCAAAACGTAATATGCGGAAAAAATCGAACCAATCTGAAGGAACTCCCGCCGTCGCGGTGCCGATGGGGCTACTCGCTATCGCCTGCATCGGCTTGTTCAGCGGCTGCGACCAACCGCAAAAGCCAAAAGACTCCATATCAAATACTGGCCGATTCGGGTCAGAACCAGCTACATCGTGGGATGGTAACATCTGGTGCAACCGGGACGGTCACGAAGATTTCTACGCGCAAGATAAATCCGGCCAAGTGTTTGAACTGGTCCAGTGCCGGACAAACAGCAATCTCTATGTAGTGTGGAGGGCAATGGGTGAAACAAACGGAATCCGCTGAACACCAAGCTGAACCATGACGGATAAACCACCATTCGATTTCAAACTGGACGCCGAACCGTCATTGGCTCCGGCGACCGGTTCGGCATACCGGCCACTGGCGCACAAGGACGGAATAAACCTCGTCTTCGGGCTGCTAATGGCAAGTGGCGCGATGTGCCCGAAGTGTGACTACGGAACGCGGGTAACGAGCAAGAAGTGGGCACGATGCAAGAAATGCGGTGAACGAGTCGAGCGCGTGAAAATGTCCGACATAAAAGTGGTAGAAGGCCGTCCGCCCGGTATGCCGAACGACGCGGCTCTACGACAGCCGACCAGCGACGTATGAATGACCTGAATCCGAAGCGAAAAACTAAGACGCCCAACGGCTGTTCGCAGCAGCCGCCTGTTCGGCGAATCCTCACGACCGGAAATGACGGACAAGCCACACACCGCGCCGACTTCAAACACTGCCCGCACTGCGACCACCCAATGGAGAATGAAGCGTGGGACAAGGCGGCGACCACACTAATACTGGAACCGATGTGCTACAAAGCTGGGTGTGTCTCGGTCTCGGCTGAATGTCCCAAATGTTTCAAATCGTCTTGGAGACATGAAGGGATGGATTCCTTTCAATGGAACGATGCGTGGCCCGCTGACTGGAAAGCCGCCGTCAAAAAACGTGAAGCTGCCGTCAAACTTGCCGCCTTGCGCGAATGGGGAAAAGGACTTTGCCACAACTGCAAGCATCTCGAAAGTGGTGAAATCAAATACCACGCTTGGCGGCATTGTATTCGCGGCTGCGGTGGCGAGGAAACCGAATGCCCTAAGTACGAAGCGTTAAATTCGCCAACGCCGCGTGATGAGCCACGCGCAAATTTTATGAAACCAACCAAATCGAAAAAAACCAAACGAAAACCCGTAACCCGCGTTGGCTCCGGCACGCTTGTTAGCCTGCGGCGGTGGTGGAAGAAGCGAATCGAAGACCTCAACAACGGCAAGAACTGGGCCATAAATGACCGAGTGTGCAAGGAAGCCAGAGCCAACAAAGCCGAAGGAGTTCAAGAGTGCATGATTGACCTGAACTATCTCATAAAACATGGGCGAGCAGACTAACAGAGAAACAACCTTATCTTGTAAGTGATTGGTTATCAGCTAAATCCCTAAGCAAATTGTGGAGCGGAAACCGTTCGTGCCGTCATGCCGCGACGATCTCGACTCAAAAGAACGCGGCTACTACGACGTGGCCGTCCATGAAGCATATCGGGACTTTGAGGGCAGCGACCTCGACGCCGAACTCGAAAACATAAACCGCGACTTCTTCGGAAAATGAACCCCGCCGCACAACAACTCGGACGCCCGCTGACCGACTCAACACCGGCCACTGGCCACATTCATTTGCGCGTGACGCTTGCCCGCAAGGGCTGGTATGTCCGCATGGCTCGACTGCACAATCTGACTTTGGCGGAATGGATGCAGCGCGTGTGCGACGAGGGATCAGGCTACCCGCCAAAGAGCCAACTAGTGACGGCTAACAAAACAACTGACATGAAACCTGCTGAGTCAATCCCGCTCTGCAAAAAATGCAAAACACCGATGTCGCCATCCGGTGTGCGTTGTTAGTGAAAGAGAATAGAGACAAGGGGGACACGTGGCAGCAAGAGTCCAAAGGTTCTTCCGGCTTCCAAATCTAAGGCAGGTGACCGTGGTCGCTTTTTCTGCCCGCACACAGAAATTTTTTACAATTAGGAAAATTGACAAACCGAACAAAAAGCATTATTTCTCAAAGAAACCAAATGTTAACCTACGATTCAACGAACACTTGGGCGGATGGGCAGTTGGTGGAACGGGAGTCGCATTCGCAAAGCTCAAATGAACAACTTACCGAGCGGGACGAGAAATTTCTTACACTGGCCGAGGGATTGAGCCGGATCCTGGACTGGTGTTTTTACGGGAATGAAAAAGATCGTACCAGGGGGCCGCGCGCGCAGACGGCGATGCTTCGGTTTGTGGCGATGGCGGCGGTGCTGAGGCCGGAACTTCTTGGGAACATGAGTTACGCGCAGATTGGGCAAAAGCTTAACAGGAACAATCGGACAATTAGCCAGTACGCGATTGAGTTTCAAAGCCGATTCAAAATTCATTCGCGACGGAACCGGACGAAGGCGGCGCGCAAACAATTCTTGGACAGGCATTATGAAAAATTCCACGAACCAGACGGGATTTGACCGGCTTGAAAAGGCCGTGCGTGCGGCGGGCGGGAAACAGCAGGCGCAACTGGAATGGACCAAGGGCCAGATGCAGCGAGTGACGGGTATTGCTTATGAAACGATAAACAGCCGGCTGGCGAATTTGCTGCCAATACGCAAAGAGGGGTCGGCGGCGATTTATCTGGCGCCGGCCTGCTTCCGGGCGGCGATGAAGCTGGCGCGGCCCGCTGGAAACAATGCAGAGCGGCTGGCAACGGCGCAGGCCAATCGCGCGGAGCGCAAAGACCATATCGAATCCGGAGAAGTGATTCCGACCAATCGCGTGATTCAGGCATGGGAAGATTTGGTTTTGCTGTTTCGTCAACGGCTGGTCAACGCCGGGAACAATTTAGAGTCGCAAGGAAAGCTCGACCATGAGCAGCGCGTGGCGTTAGACAGCGAAATCAACGCCGCGCTGGCGGAACTGGCAAAAAAAATCTCTTACAAGGCTGACGAGGAAGAAAGAAATGACCGGACTCCCCAAAGCACTTCGTCGGATAGCTGAAATTCTCCCAACGCCGCCACCGCTGACAATCTCGGCATGGTCGGAAAAGGAAATTTATCTGCCCCGCGAAGGGAATGCAGAAGCAGGGAAATACAAATTATCCCGGATGCCCTACCAAGCGGCCATGTTGAACGACCCGCTCGACCCAGAGGCAGTTGAAACCTTTTGGGAAATCGGATCACAGCTTGGAAAAACGCTCTGCCTGATTCTTATTAACGGATATTTCGCCCACCATGCGCCGACATCGGTCTTGAATGTGCGCCCGACGCTGGATTCGGCAATGTCGTGGATGCGCGAGAAGCTGCTTCCCCTGTTCCGAGCCTGCCCATCGCTGAAAAACCTTTTGCGCGAGCCGCGCGAGCGGGACAGCGAAAGCACATCGCTCAACCGGAAATTCCCCGGGGGGCATTTATCGGCGGTTGGGGCAAACTCCGTTGCCACACTGCGCCAGCGTTCAATCAAAATCATCATCCAAGACGAAATAGACGCTTTCGAGATGACGAGTGAGGGCGACCCGCTGGCGCTGGCCGACCGCGCCGCAATGACATTCTTTGACGCGGTGAAGCTGAAATCTTCGACCCCGACGCATATCAGCACTTCCCGAATCCATTCCGGGTTTGAGGTGAGCGACAAGCAATTTTATTTTGTTCCCTGTTGCAATTGTGGGGCGTTGCAGCATTTGAAGTGGGGACAATTTAAGTTTTCTTTCGCGCAACCGGACGGAAAAGAAAGGCGCGATACGGAACGCGCGGTTTACGAATGCGAAGCGTGTCACAAGTCTTGGTCAGACGCGCAGCGCATTGCGGCGATCAATTCAGGACACCCGGACAATCCGGCGATAACTGTCAACGGGGTTGAATATCGGGCAAAGTGGATTGCGACCGCTCCGTTCAAAGGAATCCGGGGCCGACACCTCAACGGGCTATATCGCACCATCGGTCTGAAGCGCGCCTTCAAAAACTACCATCACGAATTCGCTGAGGATTTTTTGAAGGCGAAGAAAAACGGGACAGAATCACTCCGCGTCTGGACGAACATTTTTCTTGCGGAACCGTGGAAAGAAAAGGCGCAGCAGCTTGAGTGGGGCTTTTTATTAAACCGAGTTGAAAAATACGAACACGAAATACCCGAAGAAGTTGTTTTGCTCACGGCGGCGATGGACATCCAAGACGACCGCGCCGAAATCGAAGTCCAGGGCATCGGCGACGAAGAAGAAGTCTGGTCAATCGAAAAGTTTGTTGTGTGGGGCGACTTCGACAAAAACGAAACCCAAGAACAGTGTGACGATTTTCTTTCCAAGAAATTCAAACATGCCAGCGGGAATGATATGGGAATCACCTGCGTTGCGGTGGACTCCGGCCACAAAACAAAAGCGGTATATCGCTTTACCAAGGCGCGCCAACATCGGCGCTTTTATGCGGTCAAGGGCAGCGCCACGCCTCACGCGCCGCTGGTGACGCCGCACAAAAACAAGCACTACGGGATTTATCTTTTCAGCGTCGGAACGGACACCGCAAAGGAATCTTTGGCGTCGCGTCTGACAATGGACGAGCCGGGGCCGCGTTACATCCATTTCCCGGTCGGGCGCGGTTACACGGAGCTTTATTTCAAACAGCTTTGCTCCGAGCGGTTGGTGACGACCATCGAGCGCGGAGTTGTGCGGCAGAAATGGGAAAAGAAATATGAGCGCAACGAGGCGCTGGACTTGAAAGTCTATAACATGGCCGCGCTGGACATTTTGCGCCCGAACATTGCCCGACTGCGGAAAAATATCTTCCCGGTAAAAACCGAGGCGCAGGAAAAGACGGATTACGAAATCAAACCGTTTGAAAAACCCAATCCCGACCCAACGCTGGTCGAGCCTCCGAAGATTCAGCCGCGCAAACGGCTTTCGATGCAGGTCGGCGGGGTGGGCAGGTTTGGAGGATTATGAATTTATGAATGGAAAAATAGGAACCAGTTGTCACGGACACACCAAAACTTACCGGTTAGATTTCAAGGCGATTCAAAAAGCCAAACAGATTCTTAAGGTTTCTCGCCTTTTGGACGATAGAGAAAAAACATGCGCTGAAATTGTATCCGGGACATCAACGGAAGGTCTTTACTCTTCAAATTTCGAGCGGAAGATAGTTTATGCGACATGGATTCGTTTAGCCAAGGAAGGAAAACTATTGAAAACCTGGCGACCGACTAAAGCCGCTGGATTTGACCTGTCTCATTTTTAGCGGACATGCCCATTTTCTGAGCAAGCAATTCGTAGCGCGCGACCATCAACCGGACGTGCCAGGGGCACATGCCAGAACTTTTCCCATGTTTCATTACCTTTTGGGCCGCGAACATTCTGCTTTTCGGGTAACACCAAGCGCATTCAGTTATCATGCTTGACATAAAGCGCGTGTCGTGCCAAAGTAACCGCATGGCAAAGACAGTTAGTAACATCAGCGCCGTTCTTGCGTGGCCTTTCTCACGACTGGCTGTCTTTGCCGACACACGCAAGGGCGGCGCTGATTTTTCCAAAAGAACAAAATGAAAATCAAGATCACACTCATCGAGGAATTGCTTGGCACGGCCAACGCAAATCCTGAAATCCATCGCGAGTTCATCGCCAGTAAAGCTCCCAATGCGGACGGCATTGAGGAAGAAATCGCCGCGCTGGGCGTGGATAAGGTGGTCGAAAAATCCACGACCGTATTCCCCAAGGAGAATGGAAAACCGTTTCTTTGGGATTATCAGCTCAAGGGATTCATCAAGGAGGCGACCGGCATCATGCTCGAATTATCGCCGAAGGAAATCAAGGTCGGGAAAACCAAACTCACCAAGTGGACGTTCAAGCGGATCGTGGACAATTTCGTTTTTGTCACGCCGCGAAAACTTTTCATCAACGGCGAGCTTGGCTTGCATTGCACCCGGCCATTGCGGGCGGACACGATGCGGGGGGAGCGGGTATCGCTGGCGACCAGCGAGACGATCAAAGCCGGTGCGATCATCGAAGCGGAAATTCAACCGCTCGCGCCGTCGCTGGATGAGTTCATCCGCAGTTGCCTTGACTACGGGAAATTGAAAGGGCTTGGACAATGGAGGAACAGCGGAAAAGGTCGCTTCACCTGGGAAGAAATCTAAGCGAAGGCGAGGCAAAGCGCCGCAAAGCACAGCGAAGGCAAAGCAGCGCTGAGCAAAGCAGCGCTGAGCAAAGCCAAGGCGAAGCAACGCAAGGCGCAGCGCAGCGAGGGCAAAGCGGCGCTAGGCGCAGCGTAGCGAAGGCGGAGCAACGCGGCGCGAAGCAGGGCGATGTCAAGGTAGAGGCTGGATTAACGTCCAGCCTCTTTTGCTTTAATGGACATTTGACCATTTATGAAAATGGCCACTGCCGCAACAATTCCGCCCGACCGCCGCGAACCGATTCAAATTGC